GAAGCTTTAGAAATCATCGGCAATATCCACGACAATCCCGAATTGCTGAAAGGGGGCGAATGATTGAATAGCCAAGATAAAAAGAAATGGCTAAAGCGATACGGAGCATTAAACAAGGAAATCAATCAAAAGCTGGGCGAACTGGAACGGCAAAAGGCTTTATGCATGAAGATTACTACTGTATTTTCGGACATGCCTAAAGGAGGGAGTAAGACAAGGGAAGATTCGTACATACGCATGATCGAAATGGATGAAGAACTGAATAAATCGGTTGACGGTTATGTTGATATGCGGCATGAGATTGAAGCAACAATAAACAAGATCGAGGATTCAACACTGCGAACGCTATTACGCTACCGATACATAGACGGGGCGAAATGGGAGCAGATAGCCGTTGATATGAATTATGACTATAGCTGGGTACTGAGACTACACGGGAGCGCATTGAATGCACTAAAAATAAGCGAGTAAAAGCGACTATAAACTGTGTTATTATGGTAATATGGAAAAGCGTCCAGAGAATATCTGGGCGTTTTTTCATGGGTGGATTTAATTCAAATCGCATTATTAGCGTCAGGGGCGGGGTGACGCGCGATTTAAAACATGATGAGGCGGTGAATTGATGGGATGGAAGGAAGAAGCCGAGCATTTAAAGTTTGACGAGGGGCTTTCCTGGTCAAAAGTATACGCGGAGCTAAAACACTACTTCCCGGAATTAACCGACAAGCAGGCCGAAGAAAGAATCAAAGGGGCAATGCGTAAAAGCCCAAAATATCACGCGGACAAGCCTAAAAGCAATAAAGACCACTTCACTTATTCCAGCCAGAATGAAGTACATCTTTATATCATATCAGACATTCATTATGGCGCACACGGATTCGATAAAAAAGCATTCATGAATTATATAAATCAAATACGCAACGATGACAAAGCGGCTGTAATTATTATTGGGGATCTGATTGACAACGCCACACAAGGTTCAAAAGGATGCGTATTCTCTCAAAGGGTATCACCACAAAAGCAAGTAGAAACCATTATTGAAATGCTCACGCCGATCAAAGACAAGATCATCTTCTTCTGCATCGGAAACCATGAAGAACGGACGTTCAGGCAAACAGGCAGCGATCCAGGGTACACGATGTGCCTGGGGCTTAACTGCTTAGATAAATATAACTATGTTCATGGATTTATCACGATCACGGCAAAAGGAAAAGTGTACAAGCTGTATGCTACTCACAATATCGGCAAATCAGAAAGCAAGCTGAAAACTATAGCGCGATCACATCCTGACTGTGACGCGGTAATAGGTGGGCATATTCACCAGGCTAAAGTTGTACCGGTTGCTCAGCAGCTTCACAACGGGAGAATTAAGACTACATACGCTATCACGGGTTGTGCATGGCTGAAGGATGAGAGTTATTCTATATCAGCAGCATATGAGCCGGTTAGCATGGATCAGCCGGTTATCGTGCTGGGAGAGAGATTAAGCGTAATGACATGAAAGAACAGATAACCTTGTGCGCTCGGTGCGCCAAAGAATACCGCATGGCGGGGTATAGGATAAGGCCGGATTATACAGTTGACATAAAGGAACCATGCGAGAAATGCGGACGGCCTGGTTTTACATACTGGATTATAAGGGATATAAAAAGATATCCGAATTACGATAAATAGAGCCGCCTTAATTGGTAGCTCTATTTTCTATATATATATTAATATAATAAGATAGGAGGTATTATATATGACTGATAATATAGAGATTAACTATACAAGAGATACTACAGCTACAAAGATAGATAATATAATTGATGTACATAAGGATAGTAATAATATATATAATACTACCCTTATAGAGAGAGATAATAATATAGATATAAAAGATAATATAGTAAGTGATGATATTAGCAGTAATATAGAGATAACAGGAGATAATGGGAGTAATAATGAGGTAGTTAAGGGAGAGGACGATAAATCCTCTGCTATCAGTAAGAAGAGCAAACGAGGTAATCCTCAGAACCTTAAACCATTCGAAAAAGGTAAGTCAGGCAATCCATTAGGGCGTGCAAAAATGCCCGATGAAGCTAAAGCAATGCTTAAATCTGCCGCTCCTGATGCAGTAAAGCTGCTGGTGGAAACGGCGAATGATAAAAATAGTCGGTTGGACTTGCGTATCAAATGCAGTGAGATTATTCTTGATCGTGTCTATGGCAAAGCAGTACAGCCAATTGATGGCCTTGTTGAAAATGTAATACAAATTGTTTTTGCACCCACAGTTAAAGAGTGGGGCGATTAATCAACCGTATATATTCACTCATTTAATCATGCTATTACTGCATGATTATTTATTATGTCTGCATAAATATTTAGAAAGCGTCAAAATTCCTCGGAAAACACTTTTGAAATTGCATAAAACAGCGTATGAATTAAACAAAATGCGTCTTTTGTACAATTCGCTGTCAAACTAAAGTATTTGCATAAACTGCACATGCAGGGGAACATACATTCGATAGGATATGCGCACAGGGCATCTACAAGCGCGTGGGGACGCTAGCGGGGCTTGGGCGGTATAACTTGATGGATAGGGGGTAAAAACCGCCCGTACACGCTTTTAAACGGGAGTATAACATGACGATAGATTTATCAACCACAAACGAAAAGCAGAAGCTATTCTTTGAAGCTAAGTCAAGATTTATTGCTTATGGTGGAGCGCGTGGCGGCGGCAAGAGCTGGGCGGTAAGAAAGAAAGCTACGCTGATGGCTTTAAGATATTCGGGTGTTAAGATGTTACTGCTGCGCCGGGCGTTTACGGAGCTTCAGGACAACCATATATTGCCGCTCATGTCCGAACTGAAAGGCATAGCGATATACAAAGATTCTGAAAAGAGCTTTATATTTCCCAACGGAAGCAGATTGAAGTTTGGATATTGCGATAGCGAAAGAGATGTGCTTCAGTATCAAGGGCAGGAATATGACGTAATCTTTATTGATGAAGCTACCCAGTTTACCGAGTTCCAGTATCAAATCCTTACACCCTGTCTGCGCGGCGCAAACGATTTCCCAAAGAGAATGTACCTCACCTGTAACCCGGGTGGCGTAGGTCATGAATGGGTAAAGCGGTTATTCATCGACAAAGAATACCGCAACAAAGAAAAACCTGAAGATTATACGTTTGTGCAGGCTCTAGTATATGACAATAAGGCCCTGATCGACCACGACACCGGCTATGTAGATATGTTAGAGAATTTGCCGGAGGATATAAGGCGTGCGTGGTTGCTGGGTGATTGGGATGCGCTTGCAGGCAAATATTTCAAAGAGTTTAAGCGAGATGTACATGTCTGTACTCCCTTCGCTATCCCTGCACATTGGAAACGCTACATGACGATGGACTATGGCCTTGATATGCTCGCCTGTTATCTCATAGCAGTTGACGAACAGGGCAGAGGCTATGTATACCACGAAATCCACGAACCCAACCTAATCATATCGGATGCAGCGCAGAAGATCAGGGAGGCTTGCAATGGTCAGCAAATATACATGTACCTTGCACCGCCTGACCTATGGAATAGGCGACAGGATACAGGTAAATCCTTAGCAGAGACATTCCGCGAGTATGGCATTGATCTAGCCAAAACATCAAACGATCGTGTATCTGGCTGGATGGCAGTGCATGAATGGTTGAAGATTGGCAAGGATGAAAAAGGTGAACCGGCTGCAAAGCTGAAGATATTCGATACATGCCCCAAACTTATCAAGCATCTTCCATCATTGCAGCATGATCCCAAAGATGTCAATGATGTAGCAAATGAACCGCATGACATCACACATGCACCGGATGCATTAAGGGGATTTTGCGTATATCATACCGGCATATCCAAAGCACCAGAGAAGCCTAGAACCTATGTATGGGAGCATGAGAAGCCAAAACCTGAGTTTGACCACGAACAAATCAAAGTTATTTAAGCATCCGAAAGGGTGCTTTTTTAATACCCAAAATACGCAGGAATAGCGCAAAAATCCAAACATGAAAGGAATATATGGATGAAACTTTAAGCGTAAACACGCAGGAAGTCGCTGAACCTGTACAAGAAACCCAGCCTGAAACGGTTGAATCTGAAACTGGCGTAAAAGAGGCTGAACCCGCCGCGCAGCCTAGAGATTATGACCGTGATTCCGCTTTCGCAAAGATGCGCCGTGAAGCTGAAGAAGCTCGCAGAGAAGCCCAGAGGTATCAATCAGACCTTGACCGTATGCGTCAAGAGATGGAGAAAACACTTGACACAAGGGGTAGCGATACTGCTGACCTATTGGACAAATCGGAGGCATACCGCACAGGGCGCACAGTCGAGGAAGTGCGTAAAGAACGCCTTGCCCGTGAGAAAGTGGAAACGCTGGAAAGAGAGAACAGAGAGCTAAAGCAGAAGTACAACGAAACCGTATTCGAGAAAGACTTGACTGCAATCAAGCAGGCTAATCCTGAACTAAAAGTTAAAACGATTGACGAATTAGGGCCTGACTTCCTACGCCTCAGAGCGAGCGGAGTTGACCCTATTGTTGCGTATGCAGCAATCAACGCTAAGAAGGTCATTGAAACTAAGCCTGCCCCACCTTCAACCGGATCGGTCAAGTCTTCAGGCGCTACAGAGTCAGAGTATTTTACCGATGATGAAGTGAACGCCCTGACACCCAAACAATTAGACGATCCAAAAATACTTGAAAAAGCAATGAGGTCGCTAACGAAAAAGAAAGGATGATATTTAAGTGGCATATTCAAATTTTAAACCTACCGTATGGAGCAAATACATTCAGCATGAGCTGGAAAAGTTTCTCGTATTCGCCGACATAACCAACCGCAAATTTGAGGGCGAAGCTGGCGAAGGAAAGACAGTTAAGATTATCGGCGCTCACCGTCCGACTGTTGGCACATACACGCCCGGAAGCAACATAAGCGCTGCTGAAACCCCTGCTGATTCGTCCATCATGCTGGCGATTGACCAGTACAAATACACGCATTTCATGGTTGACGATGTGGACAAGGCGCAGGCTGTCGAAGGTCTGATGCAGGCATACATGGAGGAAAGCGTTAGGGCTTTGGCTGAAAACGCTGATACCTATATCGCCTCTCTTGCCTCTGGTGCTACCTATGCATCTACAAGCGCCGCGATTACTACTGCTACCGCTGCAAAGAAAGCGATCAATGACGGTCTTGCTCAGTTGTATGCAAACGGTGTACAGGTGCAGGATGGCATTACGATTGTGCTTCCTGCGTGGTTGTATGTGCTGTTCCGCGACTCTATGACTATCGACCTGACCAACAATGAGGCAATGGTTCGCAAGGGTATTGTGGGGCAGTATGCAGGCGCTACCGTCAAGCTGTCCAACAACGTCTATAACGATTCCACAGATGACTACTCGATGATCCTGACGAAGAACGCTATTGCGTATGCGTCCGGCATTGAAAAGACTGAAGCCTATCGCCCTGACTTACAGTTTACCGATGCCGTCAAGACGCTGCATACCTACGGCGCGAAGATTATTCGCCCGGCTGAACTGTACGTCATCAAAGCCCGCAAGGCATAAGAAAGGATGAATGAATAATGGCTATCACTACTTTAACTGGCACTCAGCTTGTACGCAATACGTGGGCTGTCATGCCCACCGCTGCTGCAACAGATGTTACTCTTGGCACTAAGTTTAAACCGCTTGGCCCCGATCACAAACTGCTTGTGCTTGTGGAGAACGCGGATTCCGGCAATTCGCAGATTGCAAAAATCTTGGCTGGCGAGGGGCCTATGGCTGGCGCGGCTCTGTCTCGCACAGTTGTCGCAAGCAACAAAGAATGTATTGTCATCGAAAGCGGTCTGTATATGCACGATGACGGTTACATTTACGCGCAGGGATATGACACGGACGGCACAACTGCAAGCGCGGATGTGAAGTTTGCTTTTATCCAGCTGCCCTAACAGAAAGGGGAAAGATCATGGCAACAAGTAACGCTTATCTCGCTGAGTTTAAAATCGCTTCAGTTGATCCGATTGCTACAAGGGTGACGGCTACTGAAACAAGACTGACCACCGATGAAACAAATATCACAAATCTCCAGAATACGGCTGCGATCAAAGTATTGTCTGCTGCAATCACACATACATTAGCAAGTGCGGCTCCGCAAGCAATCGGTACTCTGCCTGCTGGATGTGTTGTTGTCGGCGCGATGATTAACGTCACAACGGCGTTTAACGGTACAAGCCCGCTGCTGGACTTGGGCGTAACTGGAACTATCGGGGCGCTGGTCGCAAACACTGATGTCACAGAGGGTACGCCAGGGGCGTATATCAAATGGCCTGCCGCTTCTAATCTTGTCGGTGCTGCCGGGGGGACTCCCATTATTGGGACGTTCTCTTACTCCGGCACTCCTTCAACCGGCGCGGCAACATGTAAAGTGTTCTATATCTAAACAAAAGGGCGGGGATTTCCCGCCCTTTATATCGCCATAAGAGTATCGCCGGTGCAACTCCGGCATGGTGAGGAGGTACAAAATGAGTTATCCGACATATAAAGACTTGGTTATAAATGTTCTACTGAGAATGGGTGAGGACAAGAACATCTCCGGTACAACGATAACCGACACGACCACCATATTGGGGTATAAAAAGGCTATTCCCACCCTGTTAAATGAAGCCTTGAATTATCTCGCAACGGCAGGAAAATACATTGTCACCCTGTTGTCAATCACGAAAACAACCGATGTAGTGGAACGGTTTGAACTTGCTACTCTGGCAACTAATTTCTATTCTCTGAATGGTCAAGTATTGCTTGACGATCAACCAACTTCTGCCTATCGCTTGGAGGGGAAAAGCACTCTTGCGCTGTGGGATGCTGGAACATGGAGAGTATACTACAACAGCTATCCGCAGAGCGTTACAGGCATTACGGATTCCACTTCTTTAGTGCTTGATCCTGAAGTATACGCCATTATCCCGTTGTACATCGAGGGCAAATTGCGTCAGATCAACGATGAAGATTATTCCATGAGCATACTCAATGAGTTTGAGGGGCGCAGAAATGAACTTATGGGCAAGAATAAATCTCATGCGTCTGTGGAATATGACGAAAATACTGAGGCTATGGAGGCGTTCGCATGATTAAGTATGGCTCGGATAAGCCTACTTCCAGGCAAGCGGTAGTATATGACACCTTCTTATCCGCTGATTATGCTAAAGCCTCCGCTCATGTATCAAAATACCATTCACCGAACACCCTTAATATGATTCGTGATGAATACGGCAAAGTCAGGCGCAGAATGGGTTATTTCCCCTATCTCACGTTCACGGACGATGTATGGGGCGTAACCAAGTATGACGGCAACTTTATCGTGCATACCGGCACAAAGCTGTACAAGGTGACGTTTACCGGCACAACTCAGGTGAATACCGAACTGTACGCAACAATGGCAGAGGCGCTTTCAAGGTTCTATGTATACAAGAACATTCTGTATATCATGGACGGAACGAATTACCTCAGTTATAACGGTACGACATGCGCATCTATTACCGGTAAAGCTCCAATGGTGGCAATAGGCGGAGCGCCTGGCACTACTTCAGCGAACGGTTCATCCGGTACGTTATATGAACAATTCAACATGCTTTCAAATGCAGGGCAACAGTCCTACGCAGGGGATGGCACGGGTACGTATTTCCCGCTGGCGTTCAAAGGACTAGATTCTGAACTTGTGAGCGTATCTATTTATAACGGGGCTACATGGGACATCTATGTAGAAAATGCGGATTATGTTGCTACCGTTACAAATGTTGACTGGGTAAGTTGGAATCAAACCATTACAGCGGCTACGTATAATTCGATAGAACCGGCCTTACAGGCATATTATGAACACCGTTTTACTGTAGATCGTACTAATGGAATCATTTCATTTTCCACCCACCGGATTCCTCCGGCAGCTACAGGCGGCGCAGACAATGTAAAAATAACCGCCTACAAGGACAGAAGCACAGAACGGGCTAAAATTCTCAACTGTACTCTGATGCTTCCTTTTGGCATCGGCGGCGATGAAAACATGCTGTTCATGTCTGGCAATCCCACCTATCCAAACCAAGTATATTGGAGCGCAGTTGACGATCCTACATATTTTGCGGATCTTCAGTATGCCTATTTAGGACAGGATACCAGCGCAATAACGGGGTTAGGCTCAATCGATACCGGCCTGCTGTGTCATAAAGACGGCGTTTCAGGTACGCATTACCTCTTAACGCTTGGGCTTGAAGAAATCAATGGGTTATATGTTCCACAGGCTACCGTAAGCAAGGTTATAAGCGGTTCGGGGTGCATAGCTCCTTACTGCTGCCAAAACTTTGGTGAACCGTTATTTATTTCGCCTTTGGGTGTTCAGGCTATAACCTACCGCGAGATTACAACAAGGGAAGTTGAAACGATACGCGGCGACAGAATTAATAAAAAACTGCTTGCCGAAACCGGCCTTTCAGGGGCTTTAAGCTGTGTGTACAAGTATTTCTACCTGATTTCTGTAAATGGTCATGTATATGTGCTTGATAGGCTTAATCCCACCAGCGAAAACGGTGTGCTGACCAATGCAGCACAGTACAACGCCTTTTATTGGGATAACATAGCAGCTACCTGTTGGTACACAGACCAGACCAATTTATATTTCGGAACCGCTGACGGAAAAGTGATGCAGTTTTACACGGATGAAACCAGCACCGCTTCATATCAGGATAACGGCGCGGATTATAACTGGTCGTGGGAGTTTCCGGAGTACACGGGCAATGTGTTTTACGAGAACAAAGCAATACGGTATATCGCCCTTAGAGCGAAATCCTACCCACATTCCACTGTGACAATAGATGTGCAGCTTAATGGCGAATGGTACGAAGTACTGACTGATTCCATATCATTCGGGCATCTTGATTTGGACGATTTAGACCTAGATAATTTAAATCTTTCCACCGACACAACGCCTAAGATGACATCTATACGGTATTCCGAGCGCAAACTTGAAAAGCTGGCGTTTAGGGTGCGCGGAAGCACGAAAGCAGAGCCGTTTGGTTTGTATTCCTTTGCCTTTGAGGTTAAGGAACGCGGAAAACATAAGGGGTGAATATGTTTTATGTAATAATCGCGCTGTCTATGTATGCGCTTGGCTTTTTTGCAGGCGTGATATATGGGGCGCTGAAACGGGTAACAGATGTTGCAAGTATTAAGCCAATCCAGAAACAAAAAAAGCATGTTCTGACCGATGAAGAACGGCGAGAGCAAGCCATGTATGACAACATAGAGGCGTTTGGCACAAAGACACCGCAGAAGGAAGTGATTTAGTGAAAACGACAGATCAGGACGTATTAACCGACATCTGGCAGGAATACAGGCAAGGGCTGGATTATCTGAACAGCGTCAACTTCTTTTCAAGAGTTGAGGATAGCTTTAATTTTACCTACGGCGATCAATGGCGAGGATTGCAAAACGGCAACGAGCGCCCGCCCCAGTTAAATATGCTGCATCCTATCCTAAAGAACTCCACCGCCTTAGTCGGGCAAAACCTCATGAGCATTTATTATTCCAGTATGAACTATGGCCCTCAACATCAAGAACTCACCAAGATATGCGAAAAGCTGAATGAACACGCCGTAAGTACATGGGAACGCCTGAAAATGGACAGCCTGCAATGGAATGTGTTGCAGGACTCTTTTATATCCGGCGATTCGTTTGTTTATTTCTACGATGACAACGGCAAGATGAAAGCAGAACTTCTCGATACCAACAACATAATGTTTGCAGATGAACAGAACCCGAACATCCAAGAGCAACCGTATGTTTTAATCGTCCAGCGCCGGTATGTGAGCGATATTAAAAAAGAAGCAAAAGAAAACGGCATATCTGACGCAGACATTGAAATGATTCTTCCCGATGATGACCTTGACTTGCAGATTAACGGAAAGACAGAGGTAAAGAACAAGAAGAAAACAACCTCTGTCATGAAGATGTGGAAAAAGGACGGCATTTTCTACATATCCCGGTCGACAAAAAGCGTGGTATATCAGCCCGAAACCGCTATTGAAGGATTGACTTTGTACCCAATTGCAAAATATTCATGGAAAGTGAATAAAGGCAGCGCAAGGGGAATGGGCGACATATGGGACAAAATACCCAACCAGATAGCCATAAATAAAAGCCTTTACCGCTATGAAGCGGCAATTAAGGCAAATGCTTATCCGCACAAAGTTTTCAACACAAGTGCACTCAGCGCAGAAGATGTGAAGCGGCTCAGTTATCCAGACAGCAATATCGGCGTATCTGATTTCAGCGGTCAAGGCGTGGAAAAATTAGTGGCGTATTTGCAACCTGCTTCTATTTCCCCTCATGCTAAAGACTTGTGGCAGGATTTAATTACCCTTACGCGCGATTTGTCCGGTGCTGGTGACAATCTGGAAAACATTGATCCTGAACAAGCTTCCGGCGTGGCAATAGAGGCGGCAAGAGAAGCAAAAACATTAAATGTTAACATGCAAGTCAGCGCATTTAAGCAGTTCGTAGAGGATATAGCGCTTATTTGGTATGACTTGTGGGTTGCTTATTCTCCGAATGGCTTATCTATCATAACCGAGCAGGAAGTACAGGGCGGCGATCCGGTGCAGAAAGAAATAATTATCTCCCAGGAAGAATTAAAGGAACTCAAAATAGATGTTCGGGTGGATGTAACACCATCCAATGCCTATTCCAAAATAGCACAGGAGGCGGCATTAAAAGAACTGCTGACCTCCAATGTGATTACATTTGAGGAATACGTAAGTTCTCTTGACGATGATTCCAGTATGCCAAAAGACAAGCTGACCGCCATAGTGAACAAACGGAAAGAGGCGCAAAACTCCAAGGCGGCTAAAACTATTCTGGCGCTTACTGATAAGGCCGCAGAGTTGCAGGCACAGAACGCCGCCCGTCCCAGCGTACAGGCAAAGGGGGTATAGAAATGACTTTAGCAGAACTGCAAAAACAGAGGGATGAAAAGCGGGCAATCGGCGATGTTGCTTATGCTGATCTGCTTCAGCAAAAGATGGATGCACAAACCGCCGCAAATGCTAACCCTGCTTATAATGTACCGGGCATTGGTAACGGCATGTACACCAGCCAAGTACAAAAAGATGCTTCAGACAGACAGTTGTCTTCTCCTTCCTATACCTATTCCGGCGCACAGGATGAAGCGAATAAACGCCTTGAATCCATGCGGCAAAGCCAGATAGGAAGCGTTAACAATTCATATGACGATCTTGCAAAGCAAGCGTATGTTACGAAGATGCAGAGCGAGGGAAGTTTGCCCGCCGTTCTGGCGGCTACCGGAAAGACCGGGGGCATGGCTGAAACCACCGCTGCATCTCCCACTGTAGCATACCAGAACGCATTAGCTGGGTATGGTAAGAGCAAAACGGAGGCCATTAACAAAATAAATCAGGCTACCGATGAACAGGCTTTACAAATAGCGGTTGACTTTGCTGACAAGATAATGAATCAGCAGAATGTTGACCGCTCATACAATTATCAGGCTGGGCGTGATGCTATTGGAGATCAGAGATACACCGATGAAACCGCCTATAACCGCAGTTGGAACGAGGATGACCGGAACTATACAAGAGCATGGAATGCAGATGACCGGACATATAACCGCAGTTGGAACGAGGATGAGCGCAATTACAGCCGGAATAATTATGCTGACGAAACAGCGTATACAAGGGCAGCAGCAGAAGCACAGGCAAGCGGTGATTTCTCAGTAATGAAAGCGTTCGGCTGGACTGATGAAGACGTTTCAAGGGCAAATTACAACCTTCAGGCGGCAAACGCTCAAAAGGCAGCAACGGCAAGCAGTAAAACAAGTAAGGCGACCAACAGCCCTTCTTATTCCAACATATTAAAAAACGCTAAAGCAATGGCAGCAGAAGGCAATACAGAGGGCGCAGAGGCTTACTTGAATAACATGGTGGACAGTGGATTTATCACGGAGGACGAGGCGGCTACTATTTATTTGGTAGACGTTACCCCAACGTCACAATCGTCTAAATCAGGGCCTACCACATATGAGGATTTCGTTCAGGCAACACAAGACAGCAGCATTTACACACAGGCTGAGTTTAATCGAAGAAAAGCGGCGAATAGCGGTGGTACTGCAAATTATGCCAATTATCAGGATTATCTTAACGCAATGTATAAAAAGTATCAGTAACGGGAGGCCATTATGGGATTTTCTGTTAAAGAATATGCGCAAAACAAACAAAGCGGAAATACCCAAACTCCCGTTATTAAGCAAAACGGCAAGGGGTTTTCCCTGAAGGATTATATAAATAATATACAAACCGCACCACAGAGCGCACCGCAAAGCGTTCCCGCTTATAAAAATATCGTTCCTACTCCTGCGCCTACTGCTTATATGCCTTCTGATGATGACCTTATGGCGCAGCAGAACGTACAGACATACCAGCAAAAGCAAGCGGAGGAATATAAAAAGAATAACCCAGTTATCCGTACCCGTGAGGATTTGACCGCCGAACGCGCACAGCTTGAGAGCAAGATGCGCAATTACTCGGATTACGGCACAAGCGCGCCATTAAGTGACGATGAAATCATGGCTACAAATAACCGACTGCAAACATTGTACAACACCGACATGTCTAAAATTCCGTCTTCCGCAAAGGCTAAAGAAGATCCGTTTAAAAAGGATTATGAAACCAGCCAAAAAATGCAGCAGCAAGCAACCAGCCAAAAGGATTATTCCCAGTACGTTAAGGCTGGTTATGCTATGGACAATAAGGTTGAAAAGGCCCGGCGAGAATGGTATGTTACTCCTTCCGGGGAGATCTGGACAACTAATACCGCTTCTCCGTTAGCGGCCACACAATCCCTAACATCCATTCAAGCAAAATCCGCGCCCACCGATGCAAAGCGAGCGCTGTACATGAATGAACAAGAACGCCAAGCATACGCTTATTATCTCGGTAAATACGGAGATAATAAGGCGCAGGAATATCTGGACTCTCTGGAGCATGTTCTAAACGCCCGGTTAACCGGGGATGTAACGCAAAAGCAGGAAACCTATTCTGAGCAACATCCGGCATATGGCGTAGTGAAGAACTTGGTTTCTTCCACGGAAACCCCAGGTGCTTTAGTGCCAGTCATAGGGCAAGTTGCAAAAGATGTGTTCGGTGGGGAGAAGAAAGCTGTTGACCCTAATAGCCAGTGGTTCCGCGGGGTAAACTCATTAAACGCAACCACGCAAGGTGTGCAGCAAGCGGCGTATAAGGCTGCTGGCGGTGGAGCAAATGGAAGAATGGCATCCGACGCGGCGGGCATCGGCCTTTCCATACTGCAAAACGTAATAAGGCTTCCGCTAGGTGAAACCGGCGCTCTGGTCACTATGGCAGCAGGCGCAGCCGGACAACAGGCGGCAGATGTAGTTAATCGAGGCGGGACCGCTGAACAGGCGCTTATTGAAGGTACTCTTGCCGGTACAATCGAATACTTAACTGAAATGGTTCCTATGGAAATGTTATTCGACTTGGGAAGACACGGTGCAAAAGGCGCAAAAGATTTCCTTGTGAAAGTTTTGTTTACTCAAGGCTTAACCGAAGGCGGAGAAGAAGTTGCTTCCAGTTTAGCGGATACTTTGGTTGATATTGCCGTGATGGGGGATAAATCGAACCTTCAGCAAACTATCAATGAATACACGGCGCAAGGCTATACCATGAAAGAAGCGCAGACAAAAGCCTTAACAGAACGTTTTATTGGTGACGCTGCACAGTCCGGGCTTGCTGGATATATTTCCGGTGTTGCTATGGGCGCAGGATTTGGCGCAGTTGGTACGGCGATAAACAAATCCATAAACAATCAGACCAGCGCAGAAACAACACAGCCAAACAATGTCACTTCTACCGCACAGGACGTTGTTACAGCCCCAGTTTCAGCACCGCCAGAGGCAGAACAGGCGCAAGGGGTACAATTACCTACACCACAGCAAAAAAGCCCTGAAATCGCTCAAAACGGCACACATACAAAATTAAATATCAACAATGGCCTTGAACAAAACACCGTTCCGCAGTATAATATAACCAAAGGAGGTAATGCGAGTGATTCAGCAGCAACAGCAAACAGCGCAGCAACCGCCGCAGAGAACTCTGGAACAGGAATATCCAGAGAGCAGCACAATCTGGACGCAACTACGGGAAAATGGGCATACGGACGAGGAAATATTGGAGTTTCTGGACAGCCAGTAATATCCGTCGAACACAGAAACGAACTTAACACTTACGGTGTTGTTGATTTAGGGCTACGAGATAGCTCAAACAGCAATGCCGTTTTTGTTTCCGCTCTTGATGCGGCGCGAACCGCCGATACTAAACACGGCTGGGCTGTGTCACCTCAGACCGTTGACAGCTTGAAAGCAGACGGTACAAAGACTTTTATTTCGGCTGATGGCCTTGCCGGTATAGGTGTTAAGTCTGACGGCGACATTACCGCCGCTTTCAAAAATCCCAACTCAAAAGCCAAGTTAGCGGCCAGAGATATGTTAATCACCGCCCTATCCAATGGCGGTACAAAGCTGGATTGCTACGGTGATTACCTTGCAAACATGTATGCACAACAAGGCTTCGTTCCGGTGGCGAGAGTTAAGTTTAACGCAGAGTATGCCAATGAAGGCTGGGATGCCTCCAAGGGTGAGCCGGATGTATACTTCATGATGCACAATGGCGATGATATTATAACCGTCGCCAAAAACTACAACAAATACCCCACTCTTTCAAAGGCAGAACTTGATTCGCTGCCTGAAATGGATTATGACGACGCATACGGTTATCGCGACAAGCTGCTTCAATCTCGTATCGTTTCCCCCGCTCAAAAAGCGGTGTCGCAAGTCTCTCCCGTATCAAAACCAAGTGGCGGGGTTGCTGTTGCCGAACGAACAAAGCCCCTGACATTACAGGATATTTCCAATTTAAAGGTAGATGAAAACGGACTTTCCCCGATGAAGCCAGCAAAAACGCAGGTACAGGGTGACAGCGCGAGTAAGTTTGCCGAGAGCGTACAGGGCGCAAGCATCTTTGACGAAAAGTTGAAAAGCAGGGCGTTAGATGATGCCAATATCCAAAGCTATGACAAAATTACGAATAAGGAAACATTGCAGGCAGCAAATGACCTTATAAACGAGGGCGGTCAGAAATATAAAGACAAGTGGGATAAAATAAACCCGCAAAATGCTTCCCCAACAGATGTTGCCGCAGGTTTTCTCCTGATGCATCGTTATCAGGAAGTCGGGGATTATGAAAGCGCGATTGGAGTAGCGGAGCATTTGCGCCAGATGGGAACTAAGGCAGGACAGACAACTCAGGCGTTTGCTGTTCTTGGCAAACTTACACCAGAAGGTATGACTTATTACGCGGCAAAGTCACTAGAAAATGTTAAAGCAAAATTAGTAGAGGCGAAAACGCAAGAATGGGCTGACCGGATGGGCAAGAAATATGGCGATTGGTTCAAACTGACACCGGATGATACTGAATTTATTACTCGTCATATGCAGCAAGCGGCAGAACTTCCGGAAGGTAGAGACAAGCAGATCCTTATTGCGGAGGTTAACAGCCGGATTACAAATAAAATACCTCCTACAACCGCACAGAGTTGGAAAGCGTTAGCAAGGGTTAATATGTTGCTGAACCCTAAAACACAGATCAGAAATATTTTAGGCAACACAACTATTGCCCCTGCTTATATGCTGTCTGATGCAATTAGCTCGGGCATTGATGCGCAGCTAAGCAAAAAAACCGGATTCCGCACAACCGGAACATATCAGTTGTCTTCTATAAAGGATATGGGTAAAGGCATTTACGAAAGTTTTGACGATTTCAAGAAGAAAATTAACACAAGGGAAATGCTCGGTGATCGTTTTGAAATCGGACAAGGCCCTAACTTTAATCCTAATTCTGCAATGGGGAAAGCGATTAATGCACTTGATAGGTTCGATTCCTTCCTACTGGATGCTGGCGATAGACCGTTCTATGAAATGTGGTTCACCAATTCCATGAACAATCAGATGCGCTTAAACAATGCAGAAGCCCCTACGGCTGATATGGTCAAAATTGCTACGCAGGAGGCTTTAGAGCGTACCTGGCAGGACAACAACAAGGTTACGCAGTCAGCAAGTAAACTTCGGGATGCGCTCAATTTTGGTCATGAATTCGGACTTGGGACAATAGTTCTTCCGTTCATAAAAACACCTGCCAACCTTGCCCGCGCCTGTGTGCAGTTTTCCCCGGCAGGATACCTTCAGCTCTTGGGTAAAGATTCGAGGGCTTTTCTTTATGCTGCCAAAACCGGAAATGCTACGCCCTCCATGCAGCGTCAATTTGTGCAGACAATAGGCAAAGCTACAGCCGGAACGCTTGTAACGATTGCCGCGTCCGTTGCGGCCTCCGCTGGGTTGATTCGCGGAGGAAGCGACAAGGACAAGGATATTGCTGCTTATGAGCAGTATGTGCTAGGAGAAAAGCCGTATTCCTTTGTTACTAAAAGCGGTTCGATTGCTTACGATTGGGCGCAACCAATATCGACCAATTTAGCTATGGTTTCAGATATGGTAAAGAGCATCAAGGACAAAGGAACTGATTTAGCGTGGGGTGACTTAGGAACAGCGGGTAAAGACGCATTGTCCAGTCTGACAACCGCTTTAGAAACGGGCGGTAACACCCTATTTAATCAGTCGCTATTAAGTGGATTGTCACAGGTATTTTCCAGTGATTCAATAACCGCAGGTATTTTGAACGCGGCGCTGTCTTTCCCGACACAATTAACCGCTACTGGATTTGGACAAATCGCGCGGCAGTTTGACGCAACAGATCGTACTACATTTGAAAGCGGAAATCCGATTGGTAGTGCTATTAATTCCATAAAGAGCAAGATTCCGGGTGTAAGAAATACACTTGCGCCACGTGTAGACGTTTTGGGGCGTAATGTAAAAACCAGTCAAAACCCATTTGATGTATTTCTTAACCCTGCCAATACCAGCGTTGGAAATCCATCTGATGCAGGAGCAGAGGCGTATAGGGTATATCAGGCTACAGGAAATGCAAGCGCAATCCCGCAGGCGGCTCCGTATTCCATCAAGACAAAAGATAAGACGATCAGCTTTACAACAGAGCAAAGGGCTGAATATCAAAAGACAATGGGGCAGACCAGCGCACAGGCAATAAATGATTTGATGGCCTCAAATGCTTACAAGCAGCTTTTAGATTCAGACAAGGCAGACATTTTAAGCAATGTTTATGCCTACGCAAAAGCAAAAGCCAATAATGAGTTGGGAGTTGAGTATTCTACAGCAACTCAAAAGGTTGCAATGGCAGAAGAAAAAGGCATTGAACCGGCAACTTATTATTTAATAAAGGCGCTTTCTGATTCTGATGGAAACGGCAGCATTACCCAAGAAGAATTAGAAAAGTATCTAAAGAAGCAAGACCTCACGGCAGAGCAAAAAGCGTATATATGGGCACTGGAAAACAAGACTTCACCACCAAGCAGCA